ATCCGGCTCACCTCGCAGGCCATGAAGCACTCGGCCTCGGACAAGGGCGCCTTCGCCTCGATCTTCCAGCAGGAGCAGGACGGCCTCGTCGAGGGCTTCGTGAACGAGTTCGGCCGCATGGTCTGGTCCGACGGCCGCGGCGTGCTCGCGCTCGTCAGCGCCGACACGACCACGACCACGCTCAACGTGGACTCGCCGGGCGGCGCCGCCGGCGTCATCAACGGCACGCGCTTTCTGAACGTGGGCGAGCTCATCACGTTCGTCTCCCCCATCACGGGCGCCCTCGTCGCGGCGGCCGATGAGTCGATCGTGGCCGTCGCCTCGACCGGCCTCACCGCCACGACCGGCTCCACGCTGGCCACCGCCATCGCCGACAACGACTACGTGGTGCGCGCCAACGTGGCGGGCGTCACCGACATCTCGGGCACCAGCTACGCCAAGGAGGCGATGGGCCTGCGCGGCCTGGTGGACGACGGCACCTACGTCGCCACGCTCCACGGGGTGAATCGGACCTCGTATCCGATCTATGCCTCGACCATCATCGGCAGCGCCAGCTCGCCCGTGGGCGCGCTCTCGGCCGATGTCATCATGCGCGGCCTCGACGTGGCCGAGCAGCGCGGGGGCGGCAACATCGACCTCTTCGCGTGCCATCACGCGGTGCGGCGGTCCTATCTGAACCTGCTGGACGACGGCCGCCGCTACGCGGGCGGCGATCTGATGAGCCCCGACGGGGGGACCAAGGCCGCCAAGGGCCGCAACCTCACCTTCGGCGGGATCGAGATGGAGGTCGACAAGTACGCCGATTACGACGTGCTCTACGGCCTCGACACCTCCACGCTGGTGCGCTTCGTCGAAGTGCCCGGCGAGTGGATCAACGACGACGGCGCGATCCTGCGGCCGGTCGGCGTGGGCGCGACCTTCACCGACGAGTGGGAGGCCGCGTACCGCATCTGGCAGAACTTCCACAACGAGTACCCGAACAAGAGCTTCAAGCTGGAGGGCATTACCAGTACAAAAATCGTGGTTCACGTCGACTGATGAGCACGTTTACAGACGTCGACATCTACAGCAGCGTGGTCCTCGTCGATCGCCTCGGCCTCGGCGGCAAAGACGCCGAGTTCATGTTCGACGGCATCCCGTTTCCCTTCGTGGACGAGGACGGCCAGGTCGTCACGGAGAAGGCCTTCCCGAAGTTCGTCGCCGAGTGGGTGTTCTCCAAGAACAAGTTCCAGGTCTGGACGAAGCCGACCGAGACGCAGCCGACGCAGTTCGTCAACCGCTTCGGCGTCCGCAACTGCCCCAAGAAGCTCATCGAGTTCTACGGGCCCGAGGTCGCCGACTGCTCGCCGATCGAGCGCGACCCCGATGTCATCGAGGGCTCGGACGCGCCGCTGTATCGCACCGAGCCCGTCCGCGCCGTCCCCGTGACCATTCCCCCGAACGAGCGACCGCGCGACCGCCAAGGGCGCAAGGCCGACGTGACCGCCGTGCCCGCAGGGAGGAGCTAGCCTCATGGCCAACGTGACCGCCGTCGCCAACCTCAAAAACTTCGCGTCGTTCATGCCCGACGGCGTGCGCCAGGCGGCCGACTCCGTCATGCGCTTTCTGCCGGCCGACGTGGTGGCCGCCGATAGCTGCGGCTGGTACGCCTTCCCGGCGATCAGCACCACCAAGCAGGACGTGACGACCACCGCCGGGGCCCGGCCGCTCGCGATCATCATCCGGGCCCATGCCGCCGCCGCCGTCAGCTACGTGCACTTCTGGAACGTGCAATCCGGGAGCGTGACGGAAGGCGTCAACCCCTGGCTCGTGATCCCGTGCAGCAACACGGACGGCGAGCTCGTGGTGTCGATCTGGTACGGCGCGAGCTGGAAGCGCCTCTGGGACACGGGGCTCACCGTGGCCGCGTCCAGCGCCTCGGAGACGAGCGCGGCTCCTTCGGTGCCGCCGGATTTGTGGGTCCTCTACGGATAACGCGTCCCGGCTGATCCGGGACTGCGCGGTATGGGCGCGCCTGGCCCTCGAGCCAGTTAAGGCCGTCTAGGAGACGACATGGCACCGAATCTCAAGGACCTCATCGCCAGCCAGGACTTCGGCGAGACCTTCTACCTCGTCGACTCGGATTTCGTCACCGCCGGCTCCGGGTGGAGCACGGCCGACGGCACGGGCCCGCTCGATCTCTACAACGAGCGCAACCCGGGGCGCGTCTTCTACACCCCGGGCGCCGGCACCACGCCCTCGGGCACCACGGACGCCGCCGCGCTGCAGGCCGCGCAGGACGCGATGGTCAGCTTCCGCGGTGACATCCTGTACTTCACGCCCGGCACCTACACGCCCGCGACGGCGATCGTGATGAACAAGTCGGACGCGCGGTGGATGGGCAGCAAGCGCAAGCGCGGCCAGTCGGCCTCCCTCGTGGCGGGTGTGGATCTCTGCTTCGGCCCCACCGCCGCCGCCGACAACGTGGAGCTGGCCCATCTGCGCTTCGTGCCGCTCACCGCGGGGATCATGTTCGCCCGCGCGACGGCCGGCGCCGATAGCTGGTGGCTGCACGACTTCACCTACGACGCGCGCGGCATCACGGCCAGCACCGGCACCATCTTCATCAAGGACACGGGCGCGTGTCTCGCGACCACCCTCGACGACTTCGTGATGCGGACCAATACCGCCATCGGCCCGCTGTATCAGGTCGCGGCGAGCAGCATCGGCGGCGCCATCACCAACTTCCTGCACTTCCACACCGCCAACACGCTCGTGACGAGTCTCTACGAGACGATCTCGGGCGGCGCGGGGGCGACCGGCGTCGTGATCGGCCCCGGGCACGTGCAGATCGGCGGCGGCGGCATCGTCACCAACCTCGGCGCCCAGATCGACATGACGGCGGCCGGGACCAACGCCACGCTGCGCAATATCACCACCTCCGTGGCCGGCGCCACCACCGCGCTCGGCTGGGAAGCGGCGACGGGGCTCGCGGGCGAGGGCGACATCGTCAACTCGTGGGTGGCGACCGTGGCCGGTGGCGCAGGCCGGGCCGCGCTCGTCGGGACCACGTGATGGCCCAGCGGGACAAGGCCGACGACAAGGGCCGCCACGAGCGGGCGGCGCAGGACGAGCGGATCGTCATCGAAGGGCGGCGCCTCGCGCATCGCAGCCAGGATGCGCGCGGGGATCACGAGTGCGTGGCGACCCCGCCCATGCCCGCGTGCCCCTGCGGCGCCTTCACCAACCTCGAGTGGTCGTGGAGCCATCTCTGATGCCCACCTGGGGGCAGCATTACGCGGACGCGGAGCGGACGGTGCGCCGAGCGGCGGCCGATACCGTGCTGCGCGCGCGCCATGACCAGTTCGATCTGCAAGCGCAGGATCTGCATCACAAGCACGACCGCGCGCATTTTGCGGTCGGCGGTGAGGGCTCACGGACCGCGCAGGAGAACTACCGCCAGAATTACGACCGCATTTTCCCAGCTTGCCGTCCCGGCGCCCGCGGGATTCTCCCTCCTGGCGCCGCGCGTCCAGGTGTCGGGGCGGCAGGATGATCCCGATCCACATGCTGCGGCCGCGCGAGCCATTTCGCGACGGGTTGAACGTGGTCGTGCAAGAGGGCGACCAGCCCTGCGTGCAGGTGGTCTGGGCCGAGCACGGGCAGGCCACCACGGGTGTGATCGTCACCGCCACGCCGCGCGCCGAGGGCGTCGACGTGGCCGTGGAGGACTACGCCGAGGTGCTGCGCTGATGGGCGCGACCACGCTCGTCCTGGAACACGTCGCGCGCTACATCCGCGCCTTCGCGGGCCCCGCCCTCGTCGCGGAGCCGGGTGCCACCGAGATTGCGCTCGACACGACCACGGGCACGCTCAAGTTCGCCGCGGGCGCGACCACCAAGGAAGTCGCCGACCTCTCGACCACGCAGACGGTGACGGGCGCCAAGACGTTCAGCGGCGCCAGCACGTTCTCGGGCGCGACCACCTTCACGGGGGCGACGGGGGGCGTGCGGCGCGGCGTCAGCGTCACGCTCGCCGATACCATCGCGATTGCCGCCGCCGACAGCGGCACGGTCTACGTCGCCACGAAGACGACCGCGACCCAGGTCTTCACGCTGCCGCTGGCCGCCACGGCCGGGCTCACCTACACCTTCGTGTGCGGGACCGGCGCGATCAACGGCGAGATCCACATCGGCGTCCAGACGGGCGACCTCATCACGGGCAAGATCCACGCGGCGCAGGACGGCACGGCGCTCGTCACGACCGTGACCACGGGCCTGCTCAAGGACACCGCCGCCGGCAACGTGGTGGGCGACTCGGTGACGCTCGTGAGCGACGGCATCACCACGTGGTACATGGTGGCCCAGATGGGCGCCTGGAGCGCCACCTAATGGCCTTCACGGGCGCCAAGTTTGCGTGGAATGGCATCGCGGCCCACGTCGCCATGCCCGGCTCCGGCGAGACGGTCAACTCGCAGTGGTTCGCCGTCCCCGCGGGCACGAAGGTGCTCACGATCCACGTGCCGGCCCTTGTCGGCACGGGCGCGACGCTCACGGTGCAGTCGCTGGCGCCGACCGAGACGGTGGAAGCCACCCAGGTGTGGACCAACGTCAGCGTGTTCGACCTCACGGACGGCACGATGGAAGTGCTCGACGGGCTCGTGGAAAGCACCTGCGTCACGATCCCCGTGAGCGCGACGGGCGGCGGCGTGCTGCGCTTCGTCGCCTCGGAGACGCAGGTCAGCGTGCCGTCCACCATCGAAGTGTTCTGCTCGAGGGATGGCTGATGAGCGTCGAGAAGCCGTCGCTGGACGAGATGATCGGCCTCTGCGAATCCGAGGCCGAGAAGCGCAAGTGGTTCGAGGGCGCCGGCACGTTCCTCAAGGGGCTCAAGACCCTCAAGCGCGAGCAGGAGCAGGCCGAGCGGGCCCGCGATGAGGCGATCAAGGCCAAGGACGCCGCGCTGGCCGAGATCGGCGCCAAGCAGGCCAAGTACGAGGCCGAGATGAAGGCCGGCCTCGCCGATCTCGCGCGCGTGACCAAGGAAAAGACGGACGCCAGCCAGGCCGCGCTCGCCAAGGCCCGCGGGGAGCTGAGCCGCCTCGAGGCGCAGATCACGCAGACGAACGAGCTGCGCGAGCTCGCGCAGGGGCAGCTCGACGCCTTCCGTGCCGAGGAAAAGCGCGAGACGGCCGCGATCACCGCCCGACTGGAGGCGGCGCGCGCCGAGGAGCGGGACGCCAAGGTGCGCCTCTCTGGAGCAACCGTCGCGCTGAAGGGGTAGGCCCATGGCCGACTCCAAGATCAGCGGCCTCACCGATGGGGTGGCCGCGCAGGCGACGGACCAGTTGCCGGTGGCGCGCGCCGGCACCACGGTCAGGGTCCCCGCCTCCTCGCTGGCCCCCGTCGGCACGCCCGTCGCCCATGCCACGCGGCACCAGGATGGCGGCGCGGACGAGATCAGCGTGGCCGGGCTCTCCGGCCAGCTCGCCGACGCGCAGCTCGTCACCGTGCGCAAGAACTCCGGCGCCAACGTCGGGACCCGCTCGCGCCTGAACCTCATCGAGGGCACCAACGTCACGCTCACCGTGGCCGACGACGGCGCCGGCAGTGAGGTGGACATCACCGTGGCGGCCACGGGGGCGTCCGCGCCCGATGTGCAGGCCTTTGAGGCCGACGGCACCTGGACGGCGCCCGCGGGCATCACGATGGTCTACGTGTTTGGCTGCGGCGCCGGGGGCGGCGGCGGCGGCGGCGAAGGCGCCGCGGTGAGCACGGTGCGGACGGGCGGCGGCGGCGGGGGCGGTGGCTTCTGCCGCGGCGCGCTCTTCCGCGCGAATGAGATCACGTCGCCCGTCTCGGTCACGGTCCCGATTGGCGGCACGGGCGGGGGCGGCGGCACGGCGGCGGCCGGGGTGGATGGCGGGGTCGGCGGTACGACCACCTTCGGCTCGTACATGAGCTGGCCGGGCGGCGGCGGGGGCGCCGGGCACACGGACGGCGCCTGCGGCGGCGGCGGCGGGGGCGCCTCGGGCGCGGGCGTGCAGGCCACGGGGGCGGCGGGCGTGATCGGCGGCGCGGCCTACGCGGCGGGCGGCGCGGCGGGCGCCTCGGTCGATGGTTTGAACGGCGCCGGCAGCACCAGCACGGGCACCAGCGGCGCGGCGGGTAATGGCTCGACCGGCGGCGGGGGCTCGGGCGCCACATCCACGAGCGCGGGCGCCGTGACGACCGTCGCGGGCGGCTGCTCGTTCGTCTCCGGCGGCGGCGGGGGGTGCGGGGGCGGGATCAATGCCGCCAACCCGGGCACCGCGCAAGCCGGCACCGCGGGCGGGCAATCGGGCAAGGGCACGCTCGCCACCAGCGGCGGCGGGGCCAGCGGCGGGGCCGCGGGCTTGCCGGGGGATGTGGGCGCGGCGGCGACCGCCTCCCACGGGGGCGCCGGGGGCGGCGGCGGCGGCTCGAACAACGCTGGCACCGGCGGCGCGGGGGGCGTGGGCGGCAAAGGCGGCGGCGGGGGAGGAGGCGGCGGCGGCGGGACCAACGTGGGCGGGGCCGGCGGCAACGGCGGCATCGGCTACGTCGTGGTCGTGAGCTGGTAAATGGCGACCGACTACCTCGTGCAGGAAGCGGACGGCACCAGCCGCTTCACGCTGGAGGAGGGCGGCGGCTCGCTGATCCTGGAGGAGTCGACCGGCGGCGGCGGCGGCACCGGCATGCTGTTCACGATGATCCTCCATCATTTTCATAGCCACGGGATCCAGCAGGACGAGCCCGTGCGCCCGGAGCAACCATGAGCCCCACGCAAGCCCCGCACCTGGTCCGCGCGCTCCACGCCTTCGACCCGCAGATGCGGTGGCGGTGGGCGCGCCACGGCAAGCACTGGGTCATCGAGCTGAAGATGCCGGAGCGCCAGCCCGCGTGGCTCCTCGAGCGCCCGAATCCGTTCGGCCAGACGAATCGCGCCAAGGACACGTGGGAGGGCTACAAGGACGGCTACCTGTACGTGACGAAGATGAAGCATCCCGTCGAGTACCCGTGGGCCTTCATCGCCGACCATCTGCGCCACCTCAGCCTCGAAGCGCATCAGGCGAAGGACGCGCTGATCGCCCGACTCGACGCGGCCGAGGCCGAGGAAGAGGCCGCGATCCAGCGGAAGTGGGCGACGGGGAACGAAGCCGCCGCGCGCGAGATCTTCGACCGCATGGCGTGGGACACGAAGCGCCAGATCAGCACGCACGTGGCGGGGCCGAATCCGCTGCGCTCTGAGCACGAGGGCTACGTGGTCTATGACCGGCGCAAGGTGATGGCGTAATGGCCGCCCCGCGCAAAACGGTGGCCGACCTGCTGCTGGACGTGCGGACGAACCTGGACGAAACCACCGCCGCGTTCTGGACGGACACGCAACTCATCGCCTACATCAATCAGGCGCAGGAGATGGTCTGGTCGCGCGTGAAGTCGCTCAAGAGCGACTACTTCGACGTGCAGCGCTCCTCCACCGATGGCAGCGTGACCATCCTCGGCGAGACCTACGCCACGACGGGCTTCGCCATCGCCGCCAGCACCACGAGCTACACGCTGCCGCCCGACTTCGACGAGATGAAGCTGATCGAGTGCCTCACGAGCGGCTACGAGGGCACCGCGTTCACCTTCGCCGACGTGACGTCGCCCGAGTTCCGCACGCTGCTCGCCGTGGTGGACGCGCAGGACCCCACGACCTTCCTCTGCGACATCATCGGCGAGCGCACGTGGATCGTGGCGCCGAAGGTGAGCCGCGCGCTCGACATCCGGCTCACCTACACGCCGATCCTCGGCACGCTCACCGCGACGACGGACACGCTCCAGGTGCCGCACCCGCTGTGGCTCGCGGTCGTGGACTACGCGACGGCGCGGGCCATGCGCAAGGACCGCGACGCGTCGTTTCTCATGTGGGAGCAGGCCGCCGAGGGGCACCTGGCCCGCTTCTTCGCCTCGCACGCGCGCCAGATCCAGGATGCCGAGGTCGTGGAAGGGCTCTTCTGCTGATGGCCGCCCCCGTGCTCCTCGGTCAGCAGCTCAAGTCCTACCGCGTCGACTCCTTCGCGGGCGGCCTCGACGTGAAGACGACGAAGCTCCGCCTCTCGCGCCTCAAGAACGGCAACCGCCTCACGCAGGCCGACAATCTGGTCCTCACCACCGAGGGCGGCGTGACCAAGCGCTTCGGCAAGGTGGCGATCAACGCGACCACGCTCGGCGCGACGGTCAAGATCCTCGGCGGCATCCAGTTCCGCCTCTCGAGCGGCACCGACTATCAGGTCGTGGGCACGAGTGACGGCCGCGTGGTCAAGATCCTCACGGACGGCACCACGGCCGATCTCGCCACGGGCAAGTCGACCAACGCGGGCGTGCGCTACCGCTTCGCCGTGTACAACGATCTCCTGCACATCACGAACGGCTACGACGCGCCGATGACCTGGGACGGCACCACGTTTCAGAACATGGCGGGCTCGCCGCCGGCCACGGGCCAGGTGATCGTGATGCACGGCAACCGCGCCTTTATGACGGCGCGCGCGGTGCCCTCGCGGCTGTACTGGAGCGCGCTGAACAACACGGTGAGCTGGACGGGCACCACGGATGCGGGCTTCATGGACGTGGAGCCGAACGACAACTCCACGATCATCGACCTCATCTCGTCCATCCAGGAGCTGGTGATTCTCAAGGGGCGCCGCCCGTATCGCCTCCAGGGCATCGGCCCCGCGACGGGTTACACGGTGGCCGATCATCTGGTGCCCACGGTGGGCTCGGTCGGCGGCATCTCGAGCCAGGGCGCCGTCTTTGCGCTGAACGACGTGTTCTACCTCTCCGAGCTGGGCCTGCACCAGCTCTCGCAGACGCAGCAGTTTGGCGACCTGAAGGAGGCGTTCATCTCCGACCGCATCGAGTCGTACTTCCGCCTCGACGCGCCGGAAGCGGTGGCGATCAATCAGCTCAAGTGGGGCGTCGTGGCCTACGACTCGCAGGCGAACAACGTCATGGTGGCCGTCGACGCCGACAACGACGGCGCCAACGACACCACGCTGGTCTACGACCTCGTGCTCAAGGCGTGGACGGTGTGGCCCACCACGCCCTTTGCCTCGCTCTTCACCGTGCGCCACCCCACGACCGGGGCGCGGGAAGTGTGGGCGGGCGGCTACAACGGCTTCGTGTACTCCCTCACGCGCTCCTCGGGCTCGACCGAGCAGATCAGCGGCGTGGCGTCGCATATCAGCGACCTGGGCGAGCCGGGCGTGCAGAAGTCGCTGCGCTACGGGTTCTTCTACTTCACCACGGAGTCGGCCAACGTGACCGCGCACATCACGACCACGTTCGACTTCGGCGCGGCGGGCGGGCAGGTGTACGACGTGAACCTCTCCACGAACCCGCCGCTGTGGGGCTCCTCCTTCGTGTGGGGCACGTCGGTCTGGGGCGAGGGCGCGGAAGTCTCGCTCATCAAGCGCGTGGACCTGACGGGCCTGGGCGAAGTGGTGGAGATCAGCGTTGCCAACCTGGAGCCGAGCGAGCAGTTCACGTGGCTCGGCATGGAGCTGTTCTACCGCGACCGGCGCCATATTCGGCGCCCCCGGAGCTAGCGCATGGCCACTCTGACGACCCTGGTCGACGGTGAGATCGCGACCGTCGCCCCTGTCAACGCCAACTTCACCGCGCTGAACACGGAGATCGCGGGCGCGAGCCGCACGGGCTATTCCACGGCGGTGGGCATCGGCAACGTGTTGACGGGCAATGACACGCTGCAGTCGTGGACCATGCCCGCCAACACGCTGACGGCCGTGGGGGACGGGTTGCGGATCTTCTCGCACTTCACGTTTGCCGCCAACGCCAATACGAAAACGGTCGGTTTCTATGTCGGGAGTAGCGCGATCACCTTCATCAACGCGACGACCGGCGCCCCGAATGCCAAAGACATGTTCGTGGACCTGGTGGTGTCCGTGCGGTCGTTGGCGGTCACGTTTAACCTGGTCGTGCTGGGCACCGTCATCCTGTGCAACAC